AAGATCTGCACGGCGATCAAAAGCGACAGGCACCTGAAGTATGAAGGGCGGAAGTACAGCAGCGGATGGAGATGTTTTGAGACGAAGCCGACGGCGTGGGATCTGAAAGAGCCGTTTGTGGCGGAACAGAAAGGAGTGTAACACATGGCGAACGAGTACAAGAGTTTCTATCTGAAGGACCTGATGGACATGATCGACCGGGCGACGGTGGAGGTGATCCGGATGGGCGGACAGGAGAAGGACGGACCGGCGGACTGCCCGCTGCGGGCACGGCTGCAGGGGATCCTCGATCTGGCGGACGATCTGAAGTGCCACCTGAATGACGAGGGGGGCTGACGATGACGGACAAACAGAGGGAAGCCATCGAGGCGCTGAAGGAGTCAACAGCGGTGACCGTCGGGCCGGATCTGATCGCCCAGGCGCTGGGCATGAGCCCGGGCGTGCTGCGGAAGCATGTGCGGGACGGGGATTACATGATCAGCGTGGCGGAGGTCTGCGGCAGCCGGATCCGGTTCTTCCGGAAGGACTTCCTGCAGAAGATCGGGGAGGAACCGCCGGAGGAGCCGGAGGAAAAGGGGCCCACCGTGGAGCAGCTGCTGACGGATATCCGGGACGAGCTGAAGAAGATGAACAAGCTGACGCTGGCCGGGATGGACCTCAGACAGAAGATGACGCTTATGTTCATGGAAAACGACGAAAAAGAACCGCCAGCTGAGGCAAGCAGCTGACGGTGAAACGGAGGTTAACATGTTAAAAACCACCATTACTCATTTTATCACAAAAACGGATATCCGCACAAGGGTTTTCGCGCTGGCCGTGGCGCTGATGGTCACCGTGACGGCGGGGATCTGCCTGGCTTCCGGAGCGGATCAGGACATTCAGTGCTGGGTGTTGTGCAAACCGGGCGACTACGTCAACCTCCGGATGAGCGCCAGCAAGAGCTCGACCATCGTCGGGTACATGGAGTGCGGGGACCCTTTCACGACGGACGGAACCACCCGGAACGGGTTCGTGAAGGTGCTGGATGCCGGGAACTGCGAGAGCTGGATCTATTCCGGTTTCGTGGTGATGGAAAAACCGACGGCGGTGTTCGAGAACTGCCGGGTGAACGCGAAGAACCGCGTCGCCTGCCGGCGGTGGGTGAACGGCCCGCAGGTGGCCAGCAAGCCCTGGCTGGTGAACGGCAGCGTGGTCAGCGTGTTCTATGTGGCCGGGGAGTGGGCCGTGACGAACCGCGGGTACATCCGGCGCGAATGGCTGGAGGTGGATCCAAAGTGAGCGGATATGTAAAGACGGAACACGAGACGCTCTGCTTTACGTGCCGGTACGCCTGTTCCACCAGATGCAGCTGGGCGTGGGAGTTTACTCCGGTTGAAGGCTGGACGGCTGTGGAAACGAGAAAAGGCTACGACGTCTACGAGTGCCCGAATTATGTGCCGGGCCGCGGTCTGAGCCGGAGACCGAGCGACGAAGGATACATGAAACTGCTGCAGGCAGCTGCCTATCAGATGCGCGATGACTACATCCACGGACGAGACAAAGGGAACCAGGTCACCGCCGGGGATAAGCGTTACAGCACCATGACCGCGAGGGAACGCCTTGTTTACAATGCGGAAGTACGCAGAGACAACCGGAAAAGCATTGAAAAGTGGCTTCTTGGAGACGGTGCGAAACTGCTGCAGCTTTCCAACCCTCAGGAAGTCATCCGCCAGCTGAGGAAACTCGCCGCGAAGTATGAGCAGGAAAACGCCCAGCTGCAGAGGAGCGTGTATCTTTTATGATCTGTAAATGCCAGATCTGCGGAAAAACTTTCGATGTGCTGTACCCGCGCCTGTGGCGGTACAAGACAAAGATCAGGAACAGGCATAACTACCAATATTTCTGCAGCTACAGCTGCATCAAAGAATACGACGGAGAGGAAGAGAACGTTATGGCAATGATCACACTGGAAATGAAGAAGAAGGCCGTGGAGATCGCACTCAGCGGCGTAAGCCCGATTGACTATCTCAGGAACGAGTGCAAAGTCAAATATCCGGAGAGCGCCTGGTACAAGATCAAGAAAAATATGAAGGAAATCAATCCGGAACTGTACGGAAAGATTCCGGACTTCCGGATGAAATCCGAGCCGGAGAAGCCGGCGGAGCTGCCGATCGCGTCACCGATCTCGCCCGTGGTCATTGAGACCCCGGAGACGCCGAAGATCGTCAAGCCGCTCGCCTATGGAGACTACACCGTGTGCTGCATCGAAAGCAAGACCTTCGGCCGGTTCTACTGGGACCGTGACCACAACCATCTGGACTGGACCACGGGAGAGGGCGAGGAGGTTAGCTTCACCCCGCAAGGCTGGAAGATGTTCCTGGAAGAGCTGCCGAAGGTTGCGAAGCTCCTGGGGGTGAAACTGTGATCCGCGTGATAGCAGACACCCACAACGCGAAGCAGCACTGGGAGCGCCGGGGCGACGAACTGCCCTATCTGATGGTCCCGATGAGCGACGGATCTACGATCCGGTATAACCCTGAGATCCCTCACCCCGGCTTTGTGAAAGCCATGCAGAACATCAAGAACATGAAGGTCGGATATCCGGCCGGAAAGGAAGAGGAATGAAACCATTATACGAAATTGACGCTGCGATACTGGCAGCCGTTGATCAGGAAACCGGCGAGATCCTCGACGTGGAGAAGCTGGACGCGCTGCAGATGGAACGGGAAGCGAAACTGGAAGGCGTGGCGCTGTGGGTCAAGGACCTGAAGGCGGAGGCGGAGGCCGTCAAGTCGGAGGCCGACAAGCTGACGGCCCGGAAGAAAGCGCTGGATAACAAGATCGACGGATTGAAGAACTGGCTGCTGTTCGCCCTGAAGGGCGAGAAGCTGAGCACGCCGCGGTGCAAGGTTTACCAGACCCACAGCCAGCGGGTGGCCGTTGAGGATGAGGAAAAGCTGATCCTGTGGTGCCAGACACTGGAAGAGCCGGAACAGTTCCTGCGGTACCGGGCGCCGGAGCTGAAGAAAGACGAGATCAAGAAGGCGCTGAAGATGGACTACATGATTCCGGGCGCGGCGCTGGAAGAGACGGAAAGCGTGGTGATTAAGTAATGAACATTACCAGAGGAAAGGTCAAGACGGCCATCAAAATGCTGGTGTACGGCCCGGAAGGCGTCGGGAAGACCACATTCGCCGCGCAGATGCCCGGCACGGTCTTCATCGACACGGAAGGATCTACCAAACACATGGACGTGGCGCGGTTCGACGCGCCGGACGACCTGATGGACGTCATCGACCAGCTGAACTACGTGCTGGGGCATCCGAAAGAGATCGGCACGGTCGTGATCGACACGGTGGACTGGCTGGAGAAACTGATCTTCAACATGGTCTGCGTGGAGAAGAAGATCCAGAACATTGAGGACATTGGCTACGGCAAGGGCTACGTCTACGCGAAGCAGAAGATGCAGCAGCTGCTCGAGATGATGCAGCTGATCGTGGATGCCGGCGTGAACGTGTGCCTGGTCTGCCACAGCATGATCCGGAAGTTCGAGCTCCCGGACGAGATGGGCAGCTACGACCGCTACATGCTGAAGCTGAACGAGAAGAACATCGCGCCGATCATCAAGGAATGGGTGGATATGATGCTGTTCGTGAACTACCGGACGGACATCGTCACCGATGCCGACGGCAAGACGAAGAAGGGCAAGGGCGGCCAGAAGCGGATCATGTACGCGAACCACAGCGCCTGCTGGGACGCGAAGAACCGCTTCGGGCTTCCGGATGAGATGCCATTCGACTTCGCCCAGGTCGCTCACCTGTTCGGCGAGGCGCCACAGGTGGAGGCAAAGACCGTTGAAGAGAAGCCGGTCGAGGTGAAGAAACCGGAGCCCGTGAAGAAGGACGCGCCGGCCACGGTCGAGAAGGCGGCGAAGATCCCGGAGAAGAAACCCGGAAAGATGCAGATGCGACGGCCGGAGAGCATGAAAAGCGAGGACGACGATAAAGACGAACTGCTTCAGACGCTCTGGGACATGATGGCGAAGGCCGGTGTGATCGACCCGCTGCTGGTGCAGAGCGTAGTCAGCGAGAAGGAGTATTACGACATTGCGGTGCCGATCCGCGATTATGACAAGGAATTCATCAGCGACGTGCTGATCGAAGCGTGGGACCAGGTGAATAAACTGGTACAGGACAAAATGAGCGACCTGCCGTTCTGAGCAGGAGAAAGAGAGGAAATAATATGGCGACCGAACTGAAAACCTATGACTGGGACGATGAGGTGGAGCTGACGGAGGATCAGGAGCGCGGAGGGCAGGAGACAAGCATCCTGCCGGACGGGAAGTATCCGTTTGAGGTCATCAAGGTCGAGAAGAAATGGTACGACGGCGGGGCGAAAATCCCGGCCTGCAACATGGCGAGCGTTTTCCTGCGGATCGACGGCGGGGAGCTTGGCACCGGTCTGGTGGTCGAGAACATCTACCTGGCGGAGGGCTTCGAGTGGAAGGCCGGCGCGTTCCTGCGGGCCATCGGTACCCGCAGCCACGGGGACAAGCTGGAGTTCAAGAAGCTGCTGCACTGCGACGGCGAGCGCGGCCGGTGTGAGATCTACGTGGAGGATTATGAGGGCCGGGACGGCAAGCAGCGCCAGAGCAACAGGCTAAAGCGGTTCTTTGACAAGGAAGAGGAGGCTCCGAAGAAGGCGATCAAGAAGGGGGTCTTCTGATGCCTTATAACGAGACGTTCAGCCACCGCCGGGTTTTGTATAAGAACCAGAACGGTGAGTGGCCGATGTTCACAGGAGAAGCCAGATTTGCAAAATGGCTTGATTTGATCGGTGGAAAATGGATTAAGGACGAGCGTCGGTATTTCCTTGGAGACGCACTTTCATACCTTCCAGACTTTACGCTGCATAACAGGAAGCTGAATAACCTTATCATCGAGGTGAAAAATAGGAATTATGAACAGATCAAACCGATCGATTTCATAAAGATTGAACGGATGTATCAGAAAGGATACAACCTTCTGATTGCAAGACGCCCTCCTACGGATGTCAGCTTTCTGAGAACAGACAACGAAACATCGAATAGTTTTTTCTACTCTGGAAAGTATATCCACGGATGCAATGATGATGACATCATCTGGTTCACGCGTGATCCTGATGGTGAACTTGCACTTACCGTTATCGGCAATTACTCGGGGATTGAATTCATTGAAGAAGCCATCGAGGCAAATAGCTGTGAATTCATTCCGCTTTTTGATCCGGAGGATGATTGACAATGATGAATATCAATGAAGCCAGGGAGATCCTCCGACACATCCCGTGTGTGTCCATTAACTACCAGGAATGGACGAATGTAGGCGCGGCCCTCCACAAGGAGGGCCTGCCCTGCAGCCTGTGGGATGAATGGAGCGCGACGGATGGATCCAGATACCACAGCGGAGAGTGCGAGCGGAAGTGGAAAACCTTCGGCAACTATGCCGGCACGGACGTGACGATGGGCACGGTGTACCACATGGCCGTCGAATACGGATGGGACCCGACCGCCGGAAAGAAAACCTACAGCTGGGACGACGTGATCACCTACGACGGCGAGCCGATCGACACC